GTGTTAACCACAGATAGTGCCACAGAACCACGCTTTGAATTGGTAGGCGCTTATCTTGAAAGTCTGCCAGTGATTAACGCAACCATGGGCGAATTAAGCACTATCAGCATTACTTTTAAGGGTGGCGTTTTGACCACCGTTGTTTCCTGATCTAGCAACCCCAACAGCAAAGGCCCGACATGCAACTAACACTTAGAGTCGACCAGGGCGAAGGCCCTGTAGAAGTAAGCACCAACCTTTTCACCATTGTTTCGTGGGAACGCAAATTTAAACGCAAAGCCAGCGACATGGCCAGCGGTATCGGCATTGAAGATTTGGCGTATCTTGCACACCAGGCATGCCAACAACACAATGTCACCGTGCCGGTAGTCCTAGATGATTTCATTAAGAAGCTGGTGTTGCTCGAAGTTGTCAACGATGAGCCTGAGCGCCCTACCGTGCCAGTACCTACCGACACGCACTAGCACAAGTTTTAGTAGCGACAGGGTACTGGCCTCACCAAGTAGAGTTTGATACTAATGACCTAGCGACGGTCATTAAGGTAATCAACGAAAGCAGAAAATAGCCATGGCAACCGATTTGACTATTCAAGTTAATGGTGTCAAAGACGCTGTTAAATACTTGAATCAGGTAGAGCCTGGCTACCGCAAAGCGTATGTGGCAAACATGAAACAGATCGCTAAACCGATGACTGACGCCATGCAAAGCCAGTATGACGATTCTAAATTTCCTAGTGGCACCCAGCGCAATTGGTCGCCTGGTGGGCGTCAGGTTTTCCCGTTGTCAGCTTCAAAGGCTGTCAAGGGTGTGGGTGTGCGTGTCAATAACAAAAAGCGTGGTGCCGCCTTTTCGGTTATGCAAAAGAACCCTGCCGCCGCAATCTTTGACATTGCAGGCCGTGCAAATGTCAACTCGTTAGGTACAGCGTTCAGCACTAAGTTTGGGCGTTCTGCTAGCCGTGTGATCTGGCCAGTATTCGAGGCAAGAATTTCTGACCTGACAACTGAAGTTCAAAAGGTAGTTGACGGTGTAATGGCTGAAGTTAATAAGAATCTGAAGGTGATCTAATGGCTATTTCCATTCCCGTAATCTCAGATTTTGACAGTAAAGGCACTGACCGTGCTATTCGAGAGTTTCAGAAACTAGAAACCGCAGGACAAAAAGCCCAGTTTGCTATTGGCAAAGCCGCCGCCCCTGCAGCTGCCGCATTAGGCGTGTTAGCCGACTTTGGCGGTGACGCTGTTAAAGCGTTCATGGAAGACGATAAGGCCGCCCAACTGCTGGCCAAAAGCCTTAAAAACACTACGGGTGCAACTGACGCCCAAATAGCCAGTGTTGAAAAGTTCATTACTCAGACTTCAATAGCAGCTGCTGTTTCTGATGATGAATTACGCCCAGCAATGGACAAACTAGTACGTGGAACTGGTGACGTCACTGAAGCTCAAAACTTACTTAACCTGGCGCTAGACATTTCTGCCGGTACAGGCAAAGACTTGGGCGCTGTCTCTGACGCCCTGTCGAAGGCGTTTAACGGGCAACTAGGGCCACTGAAAAAGTTAGACCCAGCGTTGGCAAGTTTGATTGAAAACGGCGCTACAACCGATGAAGTTTTTGCCGCATTGGGCAACACGTTTAAAGGTGCCGCTTCAACTTCAGCCAACACCGCTTCAGGCAAAATGAAATCTTTCGGTATCCAAATGGGCGAATTCAAAGAGTCCGTTGGTGCCGCTGTCATGCCAATAGTTGAAAAGTTGCTACCAGCGTTCACAAAAATTGGTACTTGGATTAGTAACAATGTGCCGTTGGTTGTAACTCTGGGCGCTGTCATTGGAACGCTTGCCGCCGCCGTGTTTGTTATTAACGGCGCTTTAGCCGCATGGGCCGCCGTTGGCGCTGTCACCGCCGCAATTAACGCTGTTATGGCGACATCATTTAGCGCCCTATGGGTCGCCACTGGTGCTGTAATCATTCTTGCAGTAGTTGCTGCTTTGGTTGCTTTACAAGTCAAGTTTGACATCTTTGGCAAAACCGTCAACGCAGTCAAAACAGTGTTCACTGAGATCTGGAGTGTCGCTCGTTTCGTCTTCGGTGCAATCAAAACAGGATTTGAAGGTCTTAAAGACCTAGGTGCTTCAATTTTTGAAGGTATCGGCGGAGCGTTCAAAGGCGTAATCAACGCAGTCATCACAAACCTTGAACGAGGACTTAATTTCGCTATCAAAGGCTTGAACATTATTCTTGACGGAATAGACAGTGCAGCTGGACCTTGGATTAACTTCGGTTCAATCCCTGAAGTCAAATTGCCTCGACTAGCCGAAGGTGGCATAGTCACCAGTCCGACCTTGGCAATGATTGGTGAAGGCAACGGCCCCGAAGCGGTTATCCCGTTGTCAAAGTTGGGCAGTATGGGCTTTGGTGGCGGTGCCAATATCACCGTCAATGTGAACGGTGGCGACCCTAATAGTATCGTTAGAGCCTTACAGCAATATGTACGCCAGTCAGGCCCAGTACCTGTTAACACCAGGGCGATGTAATGACAAAGATATCTTGGAAGTTATATAACAATCGGACTTCCACATACTTTCAAAACATTATTTTGTCGGCTTCATACCAATATGGGCGGCAAGCATATTTAGATAATTACGCTGGTCAAAGTATCAGCATTACCATTAAAAATCAGGCTAACGAATCAGCCAACTTTCAGTTAAACGATTGGATTGACCTAGAAGGCAAATTAGGTATTTATCAGGCTTACTATCAATCTTTTTGGGTCACTGCAATTAGTTATCAGGACTACCCAGGCAACACTGGTTTATCTACGGCAACCATTACAGCCAGCGACTCTATGCAGCGTTTAGGTCGAGTGTTAGGAAAAGGTGACACGCTTTCAGCCAGTACTACTGGCGCTCAAGTTGAAGCAATGGACACCAAAAGTACATGGCCCCCAGACATTACAACTTTTAGTTTTGAAACAAATAGCCAAGCCTCAGCTGCAACAGTGACGCAATCATGGAATAATCAGATTAATTTGTTGCAAACAACCGAAAAAGGGATTGTGTCATATTCAAATGGTCGGGCAATTCGTTTTTACGGTCGAGGTAAAATAAACACACTGAAAGACGCAACACCTAGTTTGACAAGGACCGCAACAGTAACAAATATTGGTTACCAAACTTTTAGTCGTTTAGGTTACGGACAAACTTTTGTTAATTCTGCCGAAATTACGCCTGCAGGTTTAGGAACGTCAACCGGCACAAACACTGCTTCAGTGACGCTTTACGGACAAAATGGTATTACGCAGTCAACTGTTGACGCTGACGCTACACAAGCTCAAGGCAACGCCGATTGGACCGCAACAGCTTTGTCTGACCCAACAAAACTTAGGTTTGAATGTGGTTTTAACGATGTTTCACAAAACGAAACTGTGTTGCTTGAATTTTTACAGAATGTGACAGGTTTTGGCATTCTTGCATATGTTGCCACTGACCTTGTTTACCGTGTACCAGGCGCAGGTTCCGATACGACAGTTGAAGTTGTTGTTGAAGGCTGGTCATTAAACATCACGCCTGAACAAACTAATTTTAATTTCTATTTGTCGCCGTTGACTTACTACCAATTTTTTACACTTAACAGCACTATTTTAGGTATTTTGGATACTAGTCGACTCGGCTGGTAAAGGAGAAATATGGCTATTAACCCAAACACAGACTTTTCGTCGGGCGCAGTCCTGACGGCCGCACAGCAAAACCGCTTTCCTCGAGGCGTGATGTCATACAACACTGCGACAGCATCAGACGCCTCCATCACTGCAGAAGAAATACAAATAACAGGCTCATCATTCACCGCTGTAGCCAACCGTTATTACCGTATCACTTACTACGAACCACAAATCGCTTTGCCAGCAACATCAGGTGCTTTTATGGTTGGTCGTATTCGACTTACTAACTTGGCAGGTACTCAGTACACTACAGCGATTGCGCAAAACCAAGCCGCACTGGGAACGAACTACACAATGATTACATCAACGGTGACAACTTTTTCGGCTGGAAGTGTTGTCATAGTTGCGTCTTTGCAAATGTCTGCTGGT